TTTCGATGGTTTCATTTTGTTGTAGTATTAAGTTGAGTTGGTTTTTATATTTCTTTCCATTCAGACACGGGAGCCATGATCTTGTAGCCCTTGCTTTTTAGTAGCGTGATAGCTAACTGAACGTCCGTAGTATTTTGTTCAGGAGTATCGAAATTTATCTTCATACTTTCGGGTATTGTCAATGGTGCTATTTTCTCTCTAGTGATTCTATACCAAAGCCTTTTCGATTCTCCTCTAATTGCATTTTTGTGAAGGAATCGACCCGCATCACCTTGCGCTGTGTACATTGCAAGAACACCTAATTCTTGTGATGTTTTTACAAAAAGATTAGATGTGAATCTGTAAGGCATTTTGTCAAGTGCCAGTCTAAAAATTTGATCGTTTGTCATTTGTGTGTTGTATTAAATCCGTTGTTGTAGTATTAAGTTGAGTAATTAAATTATGAGTTTTTATATCGTTCATATAGTTCGCCCGAAAGAACCACACAGTAAACTAATTCACCGTTATATAAACACCCATGTTTCCATTTTTTGTTTTTATTTCGTACGATTTTTGAACGCACCCCTGTTGCTTCATTAGAGTGTTTATACCCTAACATTCGTGATGCATTGGTTATACCATCTACTGTTTTAACAAAGCTATCATCAGACATTCTCCTGACTTCAATTTGTACTCTATCAAAAATACTAGCCATATATTTATTATTAAATCCGTTTCCAAGTATAATTCACCGTGCCATATCCACCCGCCCTTTTGTGTGCCGTCTTTTCTAACTTGCCCTTGTCTGAAAGGTTAGTCATTGCCCTGCGGATAGATGTAATTGGCACGTCTTTAAATTTCACCTTCCAAAGTACATGAACTTCAAAAGGCGTTAATGCCGTGCCGTGTGGCATAATTTGCATGATCCTTTCTTCTTGGGTCAATGCCTTTGCCTTTGCAGTTGCAAGTTCTTCGCCCTCTAGGTTTATCGTGTTGAAAAAGTCGAGTTGGCTCATTGGTTAAATATTTTGACAATAGTACAACAATAATTTTATTATCCAAAAACATATTTCCCTGTGCCTTTTCCAATTACGAAATACATACGCATCATAATTGCATCAGCATAGTCGGGGCTATATCCTAACGACCGCTTCAAATCTTCTTTCGGGGTCACGTTGAACTTACCGTCCGCATTTGGCCTATGCCGCTTGATGTGTTCTAACTGCTTAATGATTTCGGCCTTTGGCTTTGCGGCATCCCCCACAAATGTGATCCCGTTTTCTTTTACGACTGAGGCAAGTTTGTAGTAACATTCGGCCTTTAGGTGTTGGTACTTCGGATCACGGGCTTTTGAACCATTGACAAAGCCAACGCATTTGAGAATGTCCGCAACCCCTTTGCCTATACCATCATAGTCGGCAATGATGTTGCGAAGGGGTATTTTGTGCTCTTCAATCAATTTGCGGATGAAGGTGGCAATCTCATCAACAGGCATACGTCTGAACTCATGTATCTCAACTGCGGTCATACCTTGCCAACGGATGATGATTGTTTTATCCGTTCCATCGCCAGCTATATCTGCCGTGATATACCCCTCACCATCTTTCACTTCTTGACGAAACATCGCAATGAGGTCGAAGGTTTCAAACATCTTGCCCTCGGAATCGTCATATTCCCAGTTGCCAAATAGTAGCCTCTGACGGTCATATTCGGGCAACCTACCCAACTTCTCCAAGTACACGGGGTCAATGTGTGGGTTATCCGTTGGAAGTGCTTGTACATAGGCCCTATGATCTTTCAAGTAACCTTCGCGGTTTGGTATGTAAAATTCATTGTATATCCATCCCTTGTTCGGGTTGCAACTAATCAACCCCTTTGGCCTGTTGTGGATGAGTTTAAACCTTACGCGGCTGTCTAGGATATTGGTCGCTTTTTCACTTACCTCACCACCTTCATCTACAAAGTAGTCCGTTAATTCCATTGAACCAAATCTTTGAAATTCGGGGTCGCTTGGTATATCATCCAAGTCCATCAATATAGTTTCGCTTCCGTTGTGCCACGTTATGATGTTTAGTTGACCGTTGTATTTGAAATGAACCCCGGGCTTTAATTGGTAAAAAGCTGCAATAGCCCAAAAACTTTTCATCGTGGACAACTGCAGCTTTTTCAGTTCAGCACGACCGATGAGGCCGCGAGTGCCGGGATACATAATCCTTCGCTTAATTTGCCAATCGCAACCTAGAAACGATTTACCACCACCAGCAGCACCACCATACAAAGCCTGTTCAATCGGGCTTCTGTATGATAAGTGCTTCATCATCTCAAGTTGCTTGGCGAAGTATTTGTATTCCGGTGTTTCGCTCATACCTCTTTCACAAACCTTTCATCAAGTTTTTTCAAAGCATCTTCAATTTCCTGACGAGATTCTTTTAAAAGTCTTTCCGTTTTTTCCGTGCCTATTTCATCGCAAATCTTGCCAATAAATAACTGAACTATTAACTTTTCTTTATTCATTTCATACCCCCTTCACAAACCTTATCTCGAACTTACCATCATTATCTTCGTTGACCTCGGGAGTCCATCCGTTGCAAACTTCTAAAATTGATTGGTGATCGTCTAAACTATGTTTTAATACAACCACTTCCTCAAGTGAAAAGCCACTCCAATAAACCTTCTCCTTCGGCCACTTCACATTCGGATAATTTTCTCTCATCACTTTCTTTCCCGCATCGTCAAGTTTGGAGTATAGGTCAAAGTCGGGTTGAACTTTTGCAAGAAACTCATCAACGGTCGGCCCTTCATTCTCATGTTTCATCGGGTCAACGACAACGGAAGAGTGTGCTCCGGAGATCATTGTTGCCTTCCCCTCAAAACTTATCGCGGGGTCAACATTGGTCTGCATCTTCAACTTGTCTGCGGGTTCTGATACGAAGCGGAAGAACTTAGAAAGATGTATAGGGCTTTTAGTATCTCTACCATCAACATCAATACCAACATCTACACCGCGATCATCGTCAATATGCCAATACTTGTAAGGTGTTAAAGCTTTTAGTTTGTATCGTTTACCTATTGTGAATTTGTGTGAGAAATAATCTGGATTACCTTCATAAGGCGGCATCACATTATTTACACACTCCCACACTTGCCCTACTTTCGGCTCAACCTTCTCACTCACCATCGGCCACACAAAGTCTGCGGGGATGGGTTCGGATGTGTAGGGTAGGGTTATAAAAAGAAAATCCCATCTACTCGTTTGACCGCTTTTAAACCAATCAAAACCATAATTAAGCGCATCAGAAGCACTATTTGGTATGATGCTAGATTCCGATTCTTGATAAAGCTCCACCGCATCTTTGAGGTCTTGCCCTGTCAAATACTTGTGGAAGAAATACATGGTCGCTCGTGTGCGTTCTGAAATGTTTGTCATTGTGTTATTGGTTTTAAATTAGTTTTCTTCAAATATTACCTTCCCAAACCACTTACAAAACTCTTCTTGCAGTTCGGTAGTTGCCCCTTCGACTATATCACCATCATCATCGTTGATGACTAATATACATTTGGATAGGCCACAATAAACGCGGTCATATTCTGCGGGGCTGATATGTGTTGCGGGTGTTTCCTTCCAATCCACATCAAACTCCGCCTCGAAATAAGCGGCACAACCACCGCCTAAATCTAATTCCATCGTATGGTTCCCGCTTTCGTTTATCGATTCGGTGAAGTCGAATATCTTTTCTGCTGCTTGTTGGATTGTCATGTTCTTTATTTTCTACAATAGTACAACAGTTATTTGTATCTGCAAAATATTTAACACTTTTCTTTTGTGATCCGTGTCATCTGTGCATACTTGTACTTCATCCAATCATTGCGGCCAAAGAATAAACCGTACTTGAAAATGATTCCGTGCCCGTGCTTACCTTCCTGTGCAATGTACAACCTATCCCACTCAAGCTCCAACCATTGGGCGAAGGGGTCGAGGGGTTCGGGTTTGGGTGATTCTTTAATTATCAATTTATCTTTTATGTCTTTATGCACTTTGTCAAGTACTGGTTTTAGTGCCGGTGAATTAAAC